TTTTAAATTTACTCCTGCTATAGGAAGCTTAACTAGATTATTAGCAGATGGCGAGAGTGCCTATAGAAATCAAGCTGACTACAATATATTGGAAAATTATTTATTTGATGGCGAAAAATACTTTACAAGCGAACAAAAAAGAATTTCATTAATTAATGATGATACTGTAGTAGATGATAAAGATTTAGAAGCTTTGTTCCTTATGTTAACTCCTGATTTTGGAGATTTAAATGCTGATGGAGTAGTAAATGTTGTAGATATTATTACATTAATTAATCAAATAATTTCTGGAGATGTTAATTATGAAGCAGCAGACTTAAATCAAGATGGTGTTGTAAATGTAATTGACATTATTAATTTAGTTAATCAAGTGATGGGGGACACAAATGAGTAAGTACAAGCCATTAATTAAATTAAATCAAGCCTTGTATAAATCTATATTTGAAGAACCTTCACATGGAGAGATACAGATTACTGATGAAGAAGTTAAATTTGTTAAACAAGGAATATTTAGATCTTTAAAAATCTATTATAATGGAAGGCTATTTATAGAAAACAAATTAC